AAGACCAAACTCAACTACAAAGAAAAGAGATATAGCTGTAGCACGTAATGGTGACATTATATCTGGTAGTGGGGATGATGTATCAGTATTACAAGCAAACAAATTTTATGATTTACAAACTGTAGAAAAAGCTATCGCAAGATTAGAAGAAAGATTAGCTTATGCATTTTTATTAAACACAGCCATACAAAGACAGGCTGAACGTGTAACTGCTCAAGAGATTAGATACATGGCAAACGAATTAGAAACTGCAATGGGTGGTATATATTCTTTACTATCTCAAGAATTACAATTACCTCTAGTGCAATTACTAATGGATAGAATGGGAAGTCAAAATGAAATTCCTAAACTACCTAAAGGTTCAGTAAGACCTACAATCATAACAGGTGTAGAAGCACTTGGACGTGGTAATGACTTACAAAAATTAAGAGAGTTTGTAGCAGAGATAGGTCAGCTTGCACAAATGAATCCTCAAGTAGTTCAACTAATAAATCCACAAGATTTAATTACTAGACTAGCTACAGGACTTGGTATTGACACTGAGGGATTATTAAAATCTCAAGAACAATTACAAGCTGAACAAGAAGCTGCAATGCAACAACAACAGATGCAACAAATGCAGGATACCGCTCAAGATGTGGCTCCTAAAGTTGCTGACAACATGACAAAACCTCAAGGATAAAAAAATGGCAGAACTAGAAAGGGTTATTATACAACCCACAGAAGTAGAAGAACCTAAACCAACCTTAAAAACAGACGCTCCAGGGCAAACTGAGAGACCTGAATGGTTACCTGAAAAATTTCAATCCGCTCAAGATTTAGCAAAAGCTTATGGTGAATTGGAAAATAAATTAGGAGAGTCTGACAATACAAAGACTCATGAAAATGAAACTAAACCTGTAACAGATAAAGAAGAAAAAGATTTATCTATTAACAAAGATGCAGAAAAAGCTGTTAAAGATGCAGGTCTTAATTTAGATACGTTACAAGAAGAGTATAATGAAGGTGGACAGTTAAACGACAAATCTTATGAAGCTTTAGAAAAAGCAGGAATACCTAAAGATTACGTTGACGCTTTTATTAAAGGCCAAGAAGCTATCGCAACACAAACTTCTAATACTTTAAAACAAGAAGTAGGTGGTGCAGAGCCATACAATAATATGATGGCTTGGGCTGCAGATAATTTAAATGAAGCAGAAATAAATTCTTTTAACAAAACTGTTAATGGAAAAGATATGGAAGCTACACGTTTAGCAATCCAAGGTCTTAATGCACGTTTCAAAAATAATGTAGGAGACGACCCTTCATTACAATCTGCAAACAAATCTAACTCATCAAACGCAGTAGGATATAGGTCTTGGGCCGAAGTTACGGCTGCAATGAATGATGATAGATATTCAAAAGACGAAGCCTATAGAGGTGACGTTCAAAACAAACTGAAAAACAGTAGATTATAAAATAGTTGTGCGACCTAACTAGGTGGCAACTGCTAACACTATCAAGTCAACTAAAGAGACCTTTCTGAGGAAAGACAATCTTGATTATGGAAACTGAATGTGAAGGCTTTCTTAAACAATAACACTTAACACAAAGGAAACAACAATATGAGTAACGCAGCTCCCGTTTCCATTGGACGAGTCAACGCTTCTGGTTCAGAAGACGCATTGTTCCTGAAAGTTTTTTCTGGTGAAGTACTTACTTCATTCGAAAGAGCATCAGTAACAGCGGGCCAAGAACAAGTTAGAAGCATTGCAAGCGGTAAGTCAAGTACCTTCCCCGTGATGGGCAGAATTTCTGCAGAATATCACGTGCCAGGTGCCGAAATTACTGGTTCCGATGTAAACCACAACGAAAAAGTAATAACAATAAACGACCTTTTAATTAGTCACGTCTTCTTGAGTAATCTAGAAGAAGCTAAGAATCACTGGTCGGTTAGAAATGCATACAGTGCTGAAATTGGCAGAGCCTTGGCTTTCCAAAAAGACACGCATGTACTTCAAACAATAGGTATAGCAGCTAAAACTACAGCAGCAAACGTTGGTGACACTTCGTACCCTACAGGTACAACTCTTACTAACGCAGGGATTGCTTCAAGTACAGCGGCTACAGCAGCAAATGCAATGATTGATTCATTGTTTGATGCAGCTAAACAAATGGATGCTAACTACGTTCCAAGAGAAGGTAGAAAAGCATTTATCAGACTAGAAGAATACTACAAATTAGCAAACGCTACTAATGCAGTCAACGTTGACTTCACAGGTGGTGCTAATGGTGGACTAGCATCTGGTAAAGTAATGAAAATTGCAGGAATAGAATTAGTACCTACTCCTCAATTCGTTTCTTCAAATGTTACAGCGGTACCTGCTAAAGGTTCTGCAACACAAGGTGGTTCTTTTCCACAACTAGTAAACATGACGAATGCAGTATGTTTAGTTTCACACCCAAGTGCCGTAGGTACTGTGAAACTTTTAGATTTGCAAACTGAAATGGAATACGATGTTAGAAGACAAGGAACATTAATGGTTGCTAAATATGCAATGGGTCACGGAGTTCTGAGACCAGAAGCAGCAATAGTAATTAACGAAGCGTAATTAATTTTACGTTACTTAAAGAGGGGGACACTGCCGAGAGGTATTTCCCCCTCGACTTAATCAAAAATTTATAAAAACTATGACTACACAAATATCTACAACAACTGAATTACAAGCAATAAACACTATGCTAAGTTTTATCGGTGAAAGTCCAGTATCAAGTATAACTGGAAACATTGGTACAGACGTTGCAGTCGCTAAAAATATTTTAGATGAAACTTCTATGAGTGTTCAGTCACAAGGATGGTTCTTTAATAGAGAATTAAATATAACCGCTTCAAGAGATACAGCTAATAAAGTACCTTTAGAAGTTAACTGTGTTCAAGTAGAAGCTTCGGCTCCTTATCAATATGTTTATCAATACACTATTAGAAACCAATACTTATACGATTTAAAAAACAAAACAGATGTCTTTACTTCTGACCCTATGGTGGACAAAGTATTAGTACAACAGTTTGAACACGTACCTGAGTATGCAAGAAGATACATTGTAGTTAAAGCTGCAAGAAGATTTGCCGCAAGATATGTAGGCGCAACAGAATTAATTAAACTAGCACAGTTAGATGAACAAGAAGCTCATATGTCTTTTGAACAAGCAGACTCCAGAGCAATGGACGCTAACATGCTTAATGATGATTATGACACTAGTTACATTGCTAATAGAGGGCCTAGAAGGTCAAGCAGGAACTAATTTATGGGACTAATCTCAACATCAATCCCCAATCTTATTAATGGTATTAGTCAACAAAATGCTGTTCAACGTAATGTAGGACAGGCAGAAACACAGACTAACTTCTCATCTAATATTATTGAAGGATTAACTAAAAGACCTCCAACAGAATTTGTCGCTAATCTACTTTCATCAACAGCGTTTCCAAATAATGCAGCAGTGCATTGGATTAATAGAGATAGTGCAAACCAATATGTAGCGGTGTTTACAAACGGTACTGTTAAAGTTTTTAATTTAGATGGTGTTGAAAAAACTGTTACTATAGGCACTGGTGGTGCTAGTTACTTAGCTACTACAACTCCTATCAATGATTTAGCATTTACTAATATTGCAGACTATACATTTGTCGCAAATAAAACAAAAACTATAACTGAAACTTCTGCAACTACAGCAGCAAAAGTTCAAGAATATATTTCTTATGTTAAAAGTTCTCAGTATGGGAGACAGTACAGTGTTACTTTAAATCATTCTACTTGGTCATATCCAATAGAAGTTCTATTTCAAATGCCGACTGGTAATGACGCTGCAACTGATAGTGGATTTAGAGATACAGAAAAAATTGCTCACATATTATTATATGGAACAGCATCTTCACATTGGTCTTCAGGTGCAGATGGTATTGGATTTAAAACTATAAGAACTGATACAGGCGCAACTTTAAGTACATCGCAAGGATTAGCAAATTATTCTGGAATTACTGGAACGTTTACACATACACAATATGGTAACACTATTTATGGAACATGCAGTAGTGGTACGTTTGCAGTAGAAACTACAGACGGTTTTGGTAACCAAGCTATGTATGCAGTTAAAGACGCTATACAAGATTTTACAGATTTGCCTTACTACGCAAAACCAGGAATGGTTCTTCAAATCACTGGTGAAGAAGGTGATACACTTTCTGACTACTATGTAGAATTTAAAGCTAATGGAGTATGGAGTGAATGTGTTGGCCCAGGAGTTAAACTTGGTTTAGACAACGCAACCATGCCTTACGCATTAATAAATAATAATAACAATACTTTTAGTTTTACACAACAAACATATACAAAC